GTCTTCACCGTTCCGTCAGCCTTAACTGCAGTCTCTGAGACATTGTTGTTCTTGCCCCAGCCAAGCTCTGTCATTGAAGGCTCGAAGACGGTCTCGATTGTGTCCTCATAGCCATATCCGTCCGCGATGCACTTGGCCGTTCTCTTCCTTACCGGCTGGATGATAGCGCGGAACGCAGGATCCAGTCCATGAAGGAAGCCCGGCAGCGTCGACTTGACAGGCATGTCGAACTCGTCCGACGGCGTCCACCAAGACGCAGTCTGCCCTGACGCAGCTCCCGGAGCATCAGACTCCAGCCACTTCTTATTCGCAGAATGTGCATTACGATTGGATCCGTAAGCATTACGCTGCGTGAAGTTGATGTAGTCCGTCGCTCTGTAAGTTGGATCACTTGCTGTCGCGGTGCCAAGCGATGTTCCGCCCGATCCCTCAGTACAGACGAGTCCGGATTCGATTACGTTGCCTGATGCGTCATATGTCGTGAATGTGCCGCCCGTGACGTGTGATTTACCATAACCGGATGACAGCCAGGCTCCCATAGTCGTATGTTTTATACCGCCACCCGCAGGGATCGTCTGAGTAGTCGTGAACTGATATGTGCTATCTTCAGTAGTCGACCCGTCATGGCATCCATGATTCAGCGTGATATTATACGTGCCGGCAGGAAGTGCCTCACGTACAGATACGAGCTTCTGCGGCTGGCAGAACGGTATGCTGCCATATAGCAGCAGATCTGTCGTATACAGCGAGAGCGTGTGCTTGATCTCGTCGTTCGCAGGTACGTCATAGTCGTTCGCTACGGCAATGAAGTCGACCTTGCTCGCCGTTACATGTATGACTATCGTGTCATCAGCCGCAGCTGTCCCGGTATACGTGATGCCGTAGTTGATAAGCTCGACTTCGTCGCTGTTGTGATGCCACGCGCTTCCATCATAAACGAACTCATACGCAGCCGTCCCGGCATGGCCGATCGCCTCGATGAATGTGTCCTCTGCCACGGATGCCGTGATATTGCCGTGAGCTGTGGCAGATACGCCGGATTCTTTGTCTACCTGGAGTCTCGTTCCGATCGGACATATCTCACCGGCGCGTCCCGTCTTTATGTATGCCTGAATCTCAGGCCATGACTTAGGGAGATCGTATGCCCCCATCTTGTTCGCGATTTTGATCAAAGCATCCGCTCCCTGAAGGAGCGCCAGCTTTGAGGCCACTCCAGTCTCTTCGCTGATAAGATTCACATCAAATTCCATTCTTTTCTTCCTCCTATTCTGATTCCGATACATTCAAGTGTATCTTCATCTTTTTTGTGCTCGGATCCATCGAAAGGCACGAGTCACCAGCATTCCGGAACACGTCTTCCGCCGCCTGCGCTGATGCGATCGCTTCTTCTGCAGCGGTCTGAGCAGCTTCTTTCGCAGTTCCGGCATTCTCTTCGTGCTGTGTCGCTTCTTCGGCCTTTACGGTCGCAGCGGCTGTCTGGTCCTTTATGCCCTGATAAATCTCTCTTGCCGGAGCAAGTAGATCCTTATAACGATCCGGTGTATAATTCTCTGACATTTTCTCTCCTATTCTGACTCCGTGATATCAAGATGCAGTTTCACCTTACGTGTGACGGGGTCTACCGGGAACGATGCGTCACCAATGATCTGGAACACGTTCCCTGCGTGTACCGCAGATTCAGCCGCGTCTTCCGCGGCATCCTGAGCATTCACCTTGGCCGTCACAGCGTTTGCCTCGTGCTGTGCCGCCTCACTCGCTTCCGCTGTGGAGATGGCCGCCTGATTCCGGCACTCCTGATAGATCCTATTCGCTTCCACGAGCAGATCTTCATACGGATCAGGAATCTTCCCTGTCGCTTCTCCGAGGCTTTTTGCTGTGACCGTCACATACGCGGGTGTCCTTTTGACGACGTTGTCCTTCACATAGACCAGCTGGCAGGCTCCTTCGCCATCTTTTGCCGTGTCGGCATCGTCGAATATCCAAGTCGCCTTATATACATCGTCCGATGAAGTTATTTGCAGCTCCTTGAAATACGGCGCCCGATAGGTTCGGGGCTGGTTATATATATACGCCGTGCCGAGTCCGTAGTCTTTCACCCACGGCGTGATATCAAACTCAATGCCGTCAGCCTCTTTATCTCCCTGGACTCCCAATTCGATAATGCCAGGCTTTTTGGTAACATCGATCTCTATCAAAGCCATGTTTACCTCCTTCCTTTTTCCAAAAAAGCGATAATATAAAAAGAGCCCGGATGGACTCTTTTTCAGCATTCTAATTCATCACTCCTGTAAAGATGATGTAGTTCACGACAGCGGATGGCTGCATGTTCGCTCCGGTCGCATTCCCGGATGTTCCGGCGTAGTTGGTGTTGTGCGCCGGCAGGTCATGATTATGTGATCCACCGCTCGGCACCGCGGACCGCTCACCTTCATGAGTCGAAGACGTGCCGATCCTGTCGGCATTCCCGCCGATCGTATTATCGCTACGATAATAGACATGGTGTGAATGAGATCCGCCTGAGATGCCGTCAGCGACCTTTGAGACTGAGTGTCTATGATACGGTACGATAGCATCTTCGGTTCCGAGTGTCGTTCCGAGCGTTCTGTTCGTCAGCCCTGTTCCTTGTCCGGCTCCCACAGGAGCGCGGCCTCTCAGATCTGGGATGTTGAACGTCGTGGAGCCGTCACCCAGGCCCCATGTCGTCCCTATTATATCAAACAGAGCGGAGTACGTATCTCTTGACAGCTGAGATCCGTCGCAGATCTTCCAGCCTGTCGGTACTCTTGCACTCGCTCCAGCAAACATCACTATCTGCCCGATCATGGACGGAGCCGAGATGCTCTTTCCGGAGCTCAGGTTCCCTGCCTTGTCTATTTTGAGGTTGTCGGTGTAGATATACGAATAGCCGTAAGAGTCGTCCGTGTCGCCTTTCCTTATGCCCATTTGACCGGCACGGTCGCCCATACCATACGGATGGCGGAACGACAGCTGCGCACGGTTCGCTCCGAGCGTTACCATACCCGTGTTGTTATCGGTGTCTCCAGCAAGGAAGTATAGTGTGTCGACTGTCCTGTCAGCTGGATCCTGTGCCGCTACGATACCGCCCACCTGGCCATAGCTCCCCTGTGTAAACCAGAAGCCCACATCTCCGTCATCACTATTATCGCAGAACTCGACACAGATAGTGGTGTCACTCTTCTTTCCGATCTGTGACTTCTCTCCAAAGAGCCCCTTCCTTGTCGATCCATCAGTACCGAGAACTTCTAACCCAGCATCAATGAGCTGCGTCCGGACCTTGTTCCCTTTCCGGAGTTGTACGGCACTATTCCCGATGTGCACATTATCTCCCTTCGGATTTCCGACCGTGACCTCCGACGCGTACACTGGAGAAGATGCCACCTGATAATATGTGCCATCCCAGTAGAAGTTCACTGTCGCGCCGGCAGCCCAGTAAGCTGAGTTCGTCCCGTTCGTCATGATCTGAGCGGCACCGATGTTGTTAATATTCAGTTTTGGCGATGCAGCTGTATTCTCATAAGTGAACTTGACAGCGATATAAGGATTGCTCGCGCGATCATAGTTAGATACCGACACCACTTTCGTGGCGGTGCTTGCAGCTGTATTACACAGGCCATACGGAACACCCTCTTCGGTCCACGCACCGAATGTTCCCGACGAGTATGTTCTGAGATATGTTTTTTTCGTCGCTCCGCCCTTACACGTGAGTCTCTGGACGATATAACTGTCGGACCCGAGCCATATAACCTCCAACTCCAATTCGCCCGCAGGGAAGCCGTACGGCGTGTTCAGGAGTGAATTACAGACCGAGGTCGATGACGTCACATAGACATAGTCCTTTGTCAGACAGCCATTGAGGTCATCACCATTCTGCAGCGTGACCCTCGTCTTGCCCGGATCTCCCGGCGGTCCTTCCGGACCGGGAATCCCCTGTGGCCCCTGTGCACCCTGCTCACCCATCATGAAGTCCAGGTTGTCTGTCGTGAGGACCTGTGTCCCGGAGTTATACCCCTTGACCACACACCTCATATATCCGATGATGTTATCATGGTCAGTGACCTTGCAAGCGATAAGGACTGTATCTCCTACTTGACCGCTGAAGGACGTGATCCCGCTCCATGTATCATTCTCAAGGCCGACCCAGCTCATGATCGTGGCCAGCGTCGCCGACTTAATGGATGTCGTCAGCTGCGAGAGCCCGTAGCCTCTATTACCATACACGCCGATGATGCGCTTGGCCGTCTTCGTCGGCGTCGTTCCGTCTGTGTACGTTATAAGCTCATAGTTCCAGAGATACTTATAAGTCTCCGTCAAAGTCGGTACCGATGTGCTGAAGTCGCCGTCCGCCGGCTCCGTAAGACTCGAGCTTCTGCAGTAGTATTCTGTGACCGTACTGATGCCCCGGCCTTCTACACCCGCTGTGTATGTCAGCAGTATATGCTTTGCCTGCGGTATCGACGTTCCAGTCGAATATTGTATTATCTCCATGTTCCAGAGATACGGCAGCAGCGCCGTAGGCGTCTGTACATTCTCAGAGAAGTCTTCGTCATCAGGCGCTGTCGTTGTAGCACTGAGGGCGTACATCTCCGTTATGCCTGTGACAGATGCTCCATCAGCCCCCCTGATGCTCACACGCTCTCCGGCGAGGACTGTGCTTTCACCGACCGATAGGATCTTATACCTATACGACCCAGCCAGGATGATGTCATCAACTTTCGGATACGTTCCTCCTGACAGCGCCGTTATCGTGAATGTGTAGTCCGGAGTGGTAGGCTCTGATATCGTGGTCCATATGACAGTTCCATCCGCTCCATCGAAGTCGCCGTTCTGGATCCCCTTCTCGATGGCATTTATTCTGTCCGAGCTTTCCATCGCGAGACGCTGTGCCTTTTTTGCGACTTTGTCTCCTGTCGGAGGTTCCGTCTTATTACCGATCAGATACGCTCTGCCGCCAGCCAGGCGCACTCTCACAGTATCGCCCACTTCTGCAGCTATAGTGATGTCGACAGGCGTCTCCGGCACTCCGAACGGAATATGCACCCAGGCCTTGCCGTCTTCGACTCTCTTCACCACCGCGTCCGTGTCATACCCGATCGGCTTTTGCTTTTCTTCCAGCGCCTCTTCAAACCGTCTCGCAAGTTCTATCAGATCCATGCGTTCACCTCTTCAGATACGTTTGTCTCAGGACTCATCTCGATATTAAACGATCCCACCTGGAACAGTCCCGTGATTCCGTATTCCGGGTAGTGGATCCGAATGAGGTCCGTCGGCATGACACCTGGCACGAAGCCTCTCTTATAAGCCATGCTCTTGACTCGTTTCTGCTCTTCTCTAAGCCGCCTGTAGGCATATTCCTCGAGAGACTCGTTCTCGTTCAGCTTACAGTCCGTCTCTTCCATCCATACTTCGCGGCCTCTATTTACAGTAGACAATGCGCTGTCCTTCGAATCGTCCCGTGCGGTCGCCACCATATCTCCCGATACAGCGCGGAACACGTTCGGACAGTCGAACCAGTCGTCGTTGATGTCGATCGGCGCTTTTATAATGTCATACTCGTCGCCAAACACAGCGACAGGCTCCTTCGGCATCGGACCGACTTTGATGCGTCCTTCCCCTGTTATTCTGAGACGCCACCCCATCGCTTTCAGGACTTTGTCCGTCATCGTGCGATGGTTCTCATTCTCTTCCGCTACAATGTAGTCCGTCAGAGCCGGCGCTCCCGGCTCGATGTCTACCGGCGCAGGAGTCACGGTGAGCAGTTGCTTTATGATCTCTCCGCAGTTCATGCCGGCCGGAGCATACCAGCCATGCTCGAGAAGCACGTCCTCTGCAGGCTTGAGCACTGAATAACACTCCAACGGAATGTCATTCACGCAAGTCCCGACGCTTTCCTTCGGCGCGCTCGCGAATCCGGTGAAGAGCGGAACGCGGTCGGACGCTCCGAGCTGCTCCGCATTGAGATACGCTCTCACGATGTGCTCTTTCGTTCTGTCGAAGCTGCTCACGGCCATGTCTGCAGACTGACGCAGTCCTTCGCTCGTTTCGGCCACGCTCCCTTTTTTTATCTCGATGCGCTCACGATCTCTCCAGCTTGAAGGGTCTACGAGCGCGATATAATATTCAGCGATGTAGCCTTTGCTATAGTCCATTACTTCCAATCCTCCAGCAACACTCCGTCATATCCTTCCGGATCGAACCGCTGCGCATTGAACGTGTACTCCCATATCTTATGCGCTGAGCCCTGAACGAGCGATCTCTGCACGTTCAGGTTCGCCCAGTAGGACGAGCCATCCCTTGTCCGGATATGTGCAGGACCTGAGTAGTCGCACAGGAGCGCCAGCGTCCGGATGGCATCCTCGTCATCCGTCACGAACGCCGCCTTAATATTCGACTTCCGTCTCACGGTCTTGCCGAAGTATCCCCTGACGGATCCACCGAGATACGCAACTTCCTCGAAGTCCTTCTCGAAGCTGTCCGACAGGTCGATGTTATACTTCAGCTCGATCTGCTGTCCGTTGAAGTCGATGATGCTGACCGGCACATCGAGTTCGTCATAGTCTTCTTCGTAGAAGTCTTTCCACGCGAGCCTGTTTCCATTCTCTGCGGATGTCTTATAGTCGCCTTCTTTCGTCTTGAAGACAAGTCTATGGCCACCCATATCTCCTATAGCCGGATATGGATCCACATAAGACTTACCAAACTCGGCGTCCTTATAAATCAGCTCCGGATATCCGTGCGACAGCCGGTAGATATCCACTCTGTCTGTCGAGACGGCATCCGACGGAGCGGTCGGCTCTATTACAGCGATATAGTTCGCCTGATCTACGTGGATCGTGCCTTCAGGCATCAGCGCCTGATGCGTCCAGTTGACTATGAACTCGATCGGAGTCGCTTTTGCGGACCTTCCCAGGCTGTCTCTTATAACCGCAATGATTCTGTACTTCGCCCCATCGTCCAGGCGGCCTATAAGGTCGGCTGTATTTATCTCAATGCTGGTACCACCCGGCACTATCTTTGATGCTATCGTCTCATCCTCATATCCATCCAGATTCCTTCCATCAGGACGCTCCATCCGGAAGTCTTCAGCGCGCTCGATCGCGACTTCTGTCTCACAGCCTTTGTCAGCTCCCGCCACCACTACAGTAAGCGGCAGCGACTTCAGCGACTTAACCGCGATGCTTACGTCGTCCAGGACGATGGTCTCTGAGACGAGTGAGGTCGATGTTATGCTGCATGTCAGAGCCGGCGCGACCTTAACGGCCACGATGTTGCTCCATGAGTCGGAGAACTTTCCGGCAGACGACATCACTCTGACTGCCACATAGTGTTCTGATCCTGCAGCCCATACTCGATCTCCGTCCTTCGCTTTAATCTCAATCTGCTGAGCTGTCGATGAGTGCGCTATGATATCTCCGTATGTCGGTACTCCGCCCAGGATAGTGACCTCGCAGATTTCCGCATACATCTGCGACGTCCCGTCTTGAGACGAGTACGCCCAGTATGCCATCGCAGATCCGTCCGGCGTTATGACTCCAGCTGACAGCGTGAGCTTAGGAACGCTCGGCGCTTCCGCAAGGCTCACTTCCTTGATATCGCTCCATGGGCCATATGTCTTATCGCCTTCTTCATTCGTTATGAAGAGCCTGATACGCACATACCATGTCTTACCGGTCTCGAGTCCTGATACGATCCACTCAGACGGTCTCTCGAACGGTATCTCGTACACTTCCGGCTCGTCTGTGGACTGCCAGGCATCATCATGATCAGACCATGCTAACTCAGCCCCATTGGCATCACTCCACGGCCATCCCCATCCTACACGGATGGAACCGCGCTTAACACCCGGAACGGCCGTCACGTTCGACGGCGCCTTCGGCACGCTTCCGCCCTGCCAGATGGTGTCTACAGACTTCATTCTCGCATTCACGTTGTACCCGTCTGCTCCATCGTTCCTCGTGACCGCTGCATATGATCCGACAGCTGCATACACTCCGAATGCGATCGCGTCTTCTCCGTCCCAGTTCGGACCCTGAACGACCACGCTCGACGAACCGTGAGGAATGATGCCGATGTCTATCGTCTTTCCGGATGCTCCTTTATAAACCACCACGAGGAACGAATCCGGTACCGCACTGTTGTTCGTTGCCGTTATCGTCGCCTTGTGAGTCACGTTATCTGTCGATACCGACAGACCAGACGGAGCTTTCAATACCCCGATCTTGGCAAGGGTCGGCGTTCCATAAGTTGTGCCTTTATCGTGTTTTGTGTTTATCCTTACGAACAGACACTCGTCTTCGTCCAACTGGTCATCGATTGCGAACGCCGCATGATCTGTCGCGTCGGTATCCGCCGACACGTCTGCGTCCTCCCACGTAAGTCCCGCAGGACATGTAAGCCCTGCAGCCGGCACTGTTATGACGTGCTGCGCGAGAGTCTCGTCTATAGGCCTCGCATTATTCGACGGAGCATCCCAGCCGACATATACGTCCATGCCGTTCGCATCGTTATCGTTTGCTTTTACCTCTTCAGTGATGGTAGCTTTCTCTGTTGCAGCATATACATGCTTTTCATACACCCAGCCGCCAGCATTGTCACCGCGAGGACCTCTTGCCTTTATCCGAACCCACCTGGTGTAAGATGTTGTCGACAGGTTCATTCCGGACTCTTCGATCGGCAGGCTTCCTGTTGCGGACCCTGTGCCGCTGATGTATGTCGGGTCGCTCGGATCAAACTTTATTTCGGAGCCGTTGCTCGTCTCGCAGTTCTCCACCCTTATCGACTCATACATAACGTCAGTGAAGATCTCACTTGCTGATGCTGATGTTGTTACCGACCATGAGAACACCGTCTTGTTCGTCAGGACGCTGTCAAGCTCGGCCGTCAGCGTCGGAACGTTCGGGACTGCGATCTTAAACTCTTTATCAGCCCAATCGGACCATCCCGGGTTTATGGTCTTCTTATTTTTTCCGCTTCCTGTCGTATATTTCTTCCTGTTGCCTCTGACCCGCATTTTAACGTAGCACAGCTTCGTCCCGGTCGATGGATAGTAGTTGGACAGCTTTATGCTTATCGATTTATCTTTCGCATTCGCTCCGAGCTTTGTCGCCGGATCCGGCTGCCACTTGTCGCTCGTACTCGCGCGATCCAAAAGATACTGGAACTGCATTCCATTCCCATAGTCGCTGTCGCCTTTCGTCCAGCTTAGGGCAAAGCTGTTGTCTTTTCTCGTTATCTTGAGCCCGGTAGGCTTTTTCGTCTTAGACATTATGCCATCCTCATATCTCTCTTAACGATGCTTATAAACTCTTCAGCCGCATCTTCTATATCGGATACTCCGGTGATATCGACGTCAAAATTCTGTACGATTGGCTGCTGCCCGCCTCCTACAGCATTTTTGATATCATTCAGAAGATTCTCGCGGCCATACAGTACTTCATCTCCAGCCTCGCCGTATCCCCTAAAATCCAATGTCGGATGCGTAAACAAATATGGCTCGTCTTCAGCTTTTCGATACCACTTCACTGACAGTGACGGTATCCTCCCTTTGACCAGGTCTCCTATCTTCCATCCGGAAGGCGAAATCGAAAAGTGCGGCAGTGGTATATGCGGCGCTGACACTTTGAACCTGAAGAAGCCTTTTATCGCATCCACGGCTCTTTTTACTGTCTTCTTCGCAGTCTCTACTGGGTTCGTGATGGCTTCCTTCACAGAATTGAACACACTCCTCACTGTGGCGATCACAGTTTTTATGGTGCCGATCGTAGTCTTTATGACCGTGATCTGTGTCTTTATGATCTTCGATATAAGAGGCCACGACACTTTCACCACCGTCACAATAGTCTTCACCGTCGTGCTGATCACGCCTTTGATGTGGTTCCAGGCCGGTACGACCACCATCTTTATGATGGCCATGGAGTTCTGTATTATCTTCTGGATATCCGGCCAGACATCTTTGATAAGAGCTTGCATTTCCGGCATGGCATCATTGAAGGCGTCTGTCACATATTCCACGCCTGCAGCTACAGTTTTTTGGATCTCCTTGACTGCAGGCTCGACGTATGTTATCGCCGCGTCTACTACAGGAGCCACGTACTGGTCGTAGTACTCGCCGACCGTCTTCATGAAGCCTTCAACCGAAGCACTTCCTGTCTGGAGCGCCGGTATAATAACATTCGACAGTGCGTCACTAATTCCAACCGCGACAGGCTCAAAAAGATCTGCCGCCCCGAGCTTCACATTCTGCCAGGCGAGACCCATCTTTTCGGATGCAGAAAGCGTATCCTCATACACCTGATCCAGCGCGCCTTCTGCGTTTCCTGTTATGGCAGCATACATTTTCTCGAACGACAGCTGCCCCTTCTGAGCAGCGTCGTACATAGTAAGGCCGGCCCTGGCACCAAACAGGTCTATCGCATCTGCTGTCGATACGGATCCGTCTTCTACGCCTTTCACAAAGTCCGCAAATCCATCTTTGGCATCCACGCCTTCTTTTGCCCACTCGGAGACGCCCTTCTTCATACCGGCGAGGATCTGCGACGTGTTCGCGCCACTCTTTTCGAAGTGAGCAAGCATAGCGATGGCCTCATCTGTCGAGATCCCCATCTCCTTAAAGCTCGCAGCATTCGCCGTGACATCGTTCGCAAGTTTGCCAACGTCAATTCCTGCCTGCTGGCCTGCCACGGTCAGCTTATCGAGCATCACTCCGTATTCGTCCGCGGAAATGCCCGCATTGTTCATCATGCGTGACACGTCCTGGACGGCTTTGGTCGCGTCCTGCCCGGTGACTTTGGCATACTTCATCGTCTGCTCGGAAGCAGCCTCGAGCTCATCGCTTTCCAGCCCGAACCTGGTATTCAGTTCTCCGACCGCAGCGCCGATATCGCCAAAATCTCCGACGACATTCCTCGCGACGTTTTTGTATACTCCCTCCAGTTCTTTTGCAGCTTCCCCGGTGGCACCAGTCGCTTTGATCACATTGAAGGTGCCTGCCTGCACCTCTTCAAAAGCATCAAAGCCGACCTTGCCTATACCGACGAGCGCCGTCACTATCGCTGCAGGTACCGCAAACTTGGCCAGCATTCCGCCCAGGTTCGCGTTAAACAATCCGCCGGCTGCATCTCCAGCTTGGGACACGCCTTCGCTTAAGGGGTTTACGACCGATTCTATGACTTTGTCGGACGTGCCGTCAGACTGGGGTATCACCGTCACGTACGCCCTTGCTACTTCTGTACCGCTACCCGACATTTCTTCCTACCTCTTTCCATTCCACCAATCCCAGAACTCCGAGATCGGTATGGCGCCCTTACCAATAGTCTTATGCTTCTTCGGCCTCGGATACTCCGGGGCCGTGCTTCCCTCTTTTTTGTTCGCTTTGACAAATATATCAAAGATGTCGGCGAGGATCGCATTCGTCTTCACCGTTGTGTACCAGGCACCGTATTCATCTTTCGGATCCATCTCTTGCATAAGAGCTGAGTCCGGTGTAAGGTTTTCTATAAACGACAAGAGGGCGACCTTGCCGGCCGCCCCCATTTCCATGTACTCATTGAGGGTTCGCCCTGTCCGCGTCATGAGATCGTACTCAAGAGCACGGTCATGTTCCTCGATCAGACGGACAAGGCCTAAGATTCCCCCACTTCTGCTCCCTGTTTATGCGACTCCTCAGCCCAAGCGTTGAGGATGTTGCTGAGCGTAATCGCATCCAACTCGTCTACGATATCGCCGATGTACTGTCTCAGCGTTTCAACCTGAACGTCGAATCCAGCTTCGCCTTTCGCTTTCTGCATCTTTTTCAGAACGCTGTACGGCATCGAGGCTGCCAGAGGCACTTTGTACACTTTCTTGTCAGTTCCGATCCGAAAGCTGAAGAACTCAGGCGCATCATTTCCAAAACTTCTCATAATTTCCCTCCTAACAATTAGGACTCACTATCCGTGAGCACCTGTCCGTCATCTGTCATGATATAGATGCTGTGACCATTCTCGTCCGGATGAGTGGCCAGCGTTACCGGCCATACTACCGCGCCGCTTGAATTGAATGTCACATCACCGAGGCTGGCTACCTGTCCATCCGGAACAACGATGACCATTCTCGCATCTCCGTCCTTCATAAGGAACACCCATGACCTATGCTCAGGAAGGTGCGCACCGAGCGCAGCTTTCGTCTGGTTGCCGTGCTCCGCTGTCGCTTCCTCCGTCTCGACATAATCTTCGCCGAAGGTAAGCTTCATCTGCTCCTCATTCGTGGAGATCATGCCCCATGCCAGAGTACCATCGAACGATGACAGGAGCTTGCGGACCGTAGCCCCGCTCCAGTCTTTGATGTCAGTCGTACTCATGGACGGGCTCAGTGTAAGTCCGTCTTCTGACACGTACTCATCGCCCTTGAATGCGGAATTGAGTGTGACACCTGCCTTCTTGATGTCTGACAGATCCGGAAGCGCAGTCCCGATCGGCGCGCTTTTGATCGCACCAGTGACGCCCTGCTCAGGCAGTCCTACTCTTACTTCTTCTGCTTTAGGCATTGTTCTTACTCCTCACTCTCGTCTTTATCCGCGCCTTGAATGTGACGCGCCCAATGGTAGGATGTCTCGGATCCGGATTGTTATATGGCAGCGTCTCGATCTCAGACGAATAGCATGTCGTGCCGACGTCCGTTCCGGCGAGGCTTCTCACCCAAGCGCACAGATCCGACGCGGCAGTCATCGCATCCGCCTGATCCGCAGCATAGACATCAAAGTCCACACTGTTCTCCTCGACGACGAGATCTGTCGTATATCCTCCGGTCCTCACTACATGCACATGAGGAAGAGTACCTCCCAATGTTGAAGGAAGGGCATGCGCCGAAGCGCTTATGCCTTTACTCACGAGCAGCTCGTACAGAGCCGTCTCGATGTCGTTACAAACTCTCATCTATGCACCGCCTTAGTAAGGACCTTATCTTCAGCCTCTTCATAAGCACCTTCGATATCATCAGCTCCGACGAATCCGCCGGCAGTGAACCGGCTGTGTGTCGCCGGCTCATATCTGAAATGCTCGCCTGCATTTGCCGCTATCTGCCTCCCGGCATCATCTACGGCCGCCTGCATCCCGGCCGACTTAAAGATATCAATCCATCCTTTTCCATTGTGTTCAATAGTTACTTTTACGCCCATTATCCTTTGAACCTCATAAGCGCACATCTGGTCGTCGATATACGCCCTGTCGGCGACTTGGAATGAAATACCTCGCCGTCGATCTCATATTCTTCGCCATTCCATACGATACGGTCTCCCGCCTTTATATCCGCATCATAGTCCGCCCTCAGCGTTCTCCTGTCATTCACGTTCAAGGTCCGCTCGCCCATCTCCCGGGATGTAGCCGCAGCTGTGACCTGCACGTTCTTGATCTCAAGACTCTCTGCATCGTCCCAGTCCGGGCAGTCCATTCCGTTCTTGACCTTTATCGCAGCCCTTTTTCTCGTGACTGTTTCTCTGAAAAAACTAAGCGGCATGGCTTCCGACCACCTTATAAGGCTCGAGGGCGTGTCTTTGCTGAGAAGTCAGCGACGCTGCTATGCTGGACGCGGATGCACTGTAGCTTATAGTCACACCATCCGCGCTCTCTGACGTCACTCCTGACGCCACAGAAAGAACCCCGGCAGCAATAGCTACTACAGTCTCGGCCAGATCCGGAACAGCGTCAGCATCGTAGCCGGCTTCATAGTCGACCTCGATACCATTCCATTTCTCTGTCCAGTTTCTGTCCTTGCGCTTCAGAAGGCCGTCTTCGCGCCATTCGTATTCCGAATCCGCGAGATCTTTTCCTTCTTCCTTGATAGATGCTATTTTGCTCACATAAGCCGCCGGCAGACGTGTTATGGCACTTCCTCCGTGAGGATGTGCCTTGCACGTAAGCGCAGGACTTACATGCCAGCCACAGCAATTTCTAACAGCTTGCGAGGCGGCTTTGAGGGCCGCCTCCGCACGCTGATTCGTCTGAAACGCATTACCTGTCCTGGCATTGAACAACTCGAGCGAGATTATAGGCTCGAGAGGTTCGCTGACTTCATAGCCCCATGCAGTCCTCATTTGTTTGCGGGCTTCTTCTGGCGGGATTTATTCTTCGCAGGGGTCTTCTTCTTTGACTTCGGCTCCTCTTCAGCCGCCTTCGGAGCTTCAGGATGTACCGGAACTGCTCCCGGATACTTCCAGAGATCCTCGTCGGCGATCTGATAGGTAACGCCGCGCCATATATACTTCTTCATTCTCGCGCCCTCCTATCGGACTAAGATTCGCTGTCAGCTGACAGGATGACGAAGGCATCCGGTCTTCTTACTGCGAGGGCGATTCTTTCCTCGATCAGGATCGTGATGAGGTTCTTGATGAAGTCATCCTCGTTCTGATTCGCGATGTCGACTGTGACTCCGCCCTTCTTCAGGACTTCAGCTCCGAGTCTGAACGCTCCGACGATAGCCTCACCTGCAGGAACTGCAGCAGATACTACTGTTCTGAGTCCCCAGATTGACGGCTGCTCGATGATGCCGCCATTACCGTACTGGCCATAGAAGTATCCACCGCCGTAGTACTGACCGTTCTGGTCCTTGGCGAGTCTAAGCGTCTGATAATCAGCCGGGTTGATCACGACCGCATCAGCCGGAAGCTTTGTCTGAGTCTTCACGGCTATAGCAGCCTTAAAGATCTCGTCAGCACCGAGCCCTGTCTGTGTCTGAACTCCGCTGGCTCCCATCAGCTGAGCTACGAGGAAGTCCTCTACTTTGAGCTGATGCTCGTACATGCCTCTGCCGTTGATAGCAGTAGCCAGCCAAGGTGTATCCTCAACGAGCTCTTCCGTCTCTTTCATGTAGGATGCGATCTTGCTCAGTGATACAGTCTTTGCTGTAGGATCTCCAAAGCTCATCATCGGCTTCTTCGCGCCTTCCGCTACGACGTCAGGACCACCTTCAACGGTGCTCGACTCCGGATAGAAGGTCACGGAGTTGCCGCTGATCTGCTCTGTTGAGAACAGGTCTGCGATCAGAAGTTCTCTTCTGTAGCCTTCGATGATCTCTTTCTCGTACTGAGTCGTCGCTCCCGATACAGCTGATGGAATGTCCATCACGGCGGCAGCTTTGTATTCGACACTTTTGTCGAATTTCTCCTTGACGTTGATGTTCGACTTTTTGAGCTCGTTTGCGACAAATTCGCCGATGTTTTTTGCGGCCTTTTCAGCCGGCTTAGTATCAGCCGGCGTAGTTACCGGTTTCCCCATCGACTTGATGAGCTCGTCTGCCTCTTCAGCAGCTTTCTTCTCCGCCTGGATGTCCTTGACATCCTTTACAGCTTTGGACAGGTCTTCCGCTGTCTTCTCGCCAGCCTCCACGGCTTTCTTAACAGCGGCGAGAGTGTCCATTGCAGCCTTTAGTCTTTCTTCGATTGTCATGTTTCTACTCCTTCTTCAATAAAGTTTCAGCTTCTTTGAGCAGCTGCTTTTTCAGCTCCTCGTCATTGGCCGGGTCCGGCTCCTTTGACTTGGCGTCATCGTTCTGCCCATCGTTATCATCAAGCTCCCCCAGTAAACTCTGAGCGAGCGCGATAATCTGTTTAAGTGTCTCTTCGTCTGCAGCGCTGTTCCTGCGTCCTGACTTAACATCCACGATCGATGTATCGTCGTTTGCCGGATAGAATACCAGGCTGACCTCGAAGATGTTGAGCTCACGCAGCTCGTTTGCTTCCCGTCCGTCTTCCAGCTTGATCTTTGCCTGATCAAGCACCTCATACGCGAACGACAACTTGCACAGCCTGCCATCTTTGGCAAGCTCTCTCGCCCTTTGCCCCTCTTTCGTGTCGTCAAACTCCGCATGGAACTTGAGGCCGTGATCGTCTTCGATAAGTTCATCCGCTTTGCCAATGAAGCTATTCAAGTCATAGTCCTGGTGATCATACAAGAGCGCCAGCACTTTTCCCTCTTCCTTGAGCCTTTCGATGCACTTCTTGAAGGCTCCCTTCGCCACGACATCGCCGTAGCTATCAGGTTCCCTCGTCCAAGTGGATGCATATGCTGTAATGCTGCCGTTCTCTGCAGCTTTCACGTCTACAATTCGTCTCTTGATTTTCCTATCCATAAGAATCCTCCTTATGCCTCTATCTCGATCTCGACTGTGCATTGACAGTTCGCGACCTCTTCAACGTCCAGGGCATCCACATCACCCGGCCACATCGCACCGTTGCTGAACGGCTTATCGTACGGAACACGTTCTCCGTCCATCTGCGCGTGCGTAGGCCTTGGATTTCCCGACGTGACATGCCATGTCTTCCAGATCTTTGCCTTGCCGTCGTCATTCTGACGACACGCCTCAAGTGCCGACCAGGACACAAGAGCGCAGGCAAATGCCGCTCCGGCAGAGCCAGCTCTGTTCTTTTCTGCGTTTTCAAAAACTCCCTCCGGCGTAGCCTTGAGGGAGTTCTCATCGAGCTTATCGTCCAGTGCGTCCTGGATCTCGTTATGCGTGACCTGATTCACCATCTCGGCACGCTTCCGGCACATAGCCTTTATATAGTTTTCTGTCCGATCGGCGTCATAGGTGCCGTCTTCAAAAATATTTTTCACGGCCTCTTTACCGACCGCCACGCTGATGTCAAACGCCTTCTTGAAGAGATCATCCGACAGCTCATTATTCCAGCGATCTTCATCCCACCACTCTTCGGCTTCCGCGCCGAGCTTGGCGAGCACCGAACGCGCCTGACGCTCAAAAAAATCGCGGTATACTTCCGCGATTTGTTTTTCCTCGTCCTCTGTTGGCTTCCCGCGTGTCTTTCGGTTCTTCGTCGACTTCATCCCGAGTATCTCACGAGCATGCTCTATTGCTTGCACTGTGGAATTATATCTATTGACCGTAGGGTCTGTATCTGTCGGCGATGCTAAACTGCCGACGAGCACGTTCAGCGGAGTTATAATCTCATCACCTCCGTCAAGAGCAGGAAGGTCAAGCCGTGCTCTTCCTTCGTTTCTTGTCACGAACGGTGCTCCAATAGCGCTCTGCAGAGCCTTTATCTTCTCTTCGTAGGTTCCTTCAGTCTTGATGGTGATATCGTATGCGATGTAGTTCTCTTTAGGCTCTCCCATCTTCTTCATAAGGACCAGGTTGAGTCTGTCAGTCGCCTGCATGATCATAGGTTCAAGGCAGTCGTTATACAGCGCCCTGGCATTATCCCTTGCGCTCGCATATGTCTGCCCCGTTCCCGGCCATATCAGTGCAGGATTGACGTGGTACACCGCAGCACAGTCCTCTCTGGACAGCTTTACGGATTCGGCCCATTCGGCATCTTTCGCACTGAACTGGATGGACTTAATCTCCATACCGTCCTCAAGGATAGGCATGCCTCCGGCTTCTCCCGCGTTATCTCCAGCCCACGAATTCTTGAACGTATCCTTGAATCTATCAAACGCTCCGTCATTCCATGGAGCGACGTCCTTTGGCCTCGTAATATAAGCATTGAATCTGCCGCCTCTATGCCACATCTGCCGACGGAACTTATTACTCTCGATCTGCTCATACAGAGTCTCGCTCAAAGCTCTGATACGTGTTATCTGACGCATCGGGTCGTCCGGATCATATCCATGGAAAAGAATGAATCTCTCCGCGGGGACTTCTATAGGACCGGATGGCGGTGCAATGATGATACTCTCGGGTGAGTACGGATTCGCACCCTTGTAACTCCGGACCCATGTCGCCGGAACAGGCCATAGTGCCCATCCGCTTTCCGTATCTTTGTTCGGCATCAGAAGAGTCATGAATCTCTCGTACAATAAGAGATCCGAGTACATTCTGCGCTTGAACTCGAACGGTGTGAGATCCGGACCCGGTTGTTTCATGAGAAGAGCCGCAGGGCTGTCCAGTACCCTCGGCCTGTCTGTGTCGCTCGCCCTTTTGAATACCTTCAAAGGAACTTCAGCGGCATTATCCGCGAGGAACGACACGACCGATCGCAGATTCGGCTGTCTCTCATAGAGAGTCGCTATGTCCATGTCGACTACGTTCACGCCATAGTCTCCCGCCATATAGATATACTTGTATGATGGCCTGAACAAATTCTTCAGGCTTGTCAGCAGTGTCATCAGTTACCCTCCTACACGACCAGCACGCCACGCTGGTTATATACGCTTTCGTATGCTTTCGGCTTCTCGATCTGAGTCGCAGATCCGAGCGCCATTGTAGCTGCCACCAGAGGAGATATGTCCTCCATGGACTTGTTACGGTCCCATGCCCACGCGCCGTCTCCCATCGGCCTTGTCACGGCTATGTTTGCGGCAAGGTCGAGCGCCGGCTGCGCGATGTGGTATACCGGAATGGCTCCTGACCCTTCAGACCCAGCTACGACTGCGTCGTACATTCGGCCACACCATCCAGCCACATCCTTTCCGCTGCACTCTACTATCTCCACTCCTTCTATCGCGGCAAGCACATCCATGAGAGATGCGATCGGCGCCCCCTTGCTCTGGAGAGCGACCTTCATTCCGCCAGGATATTTCGGGGCAGTTTTCTCAAACCATTTGATGAGCCACGCCGTGCCGCTCCTGTACTCAACGAGCTCTACGTGCCAGGCTCCGTCTTTTCTCCGTCCACAGACGGCAATGCTTGCATGACCTCTGTCTGCAGACATGTCCACTGCCCAATAGAGCGGAGAGTCCTTTTCTATTTTGCTTTTATTATCTATGCCGGCTTCCCATGCCTCGACAGGGAACGGCGGCGTCACGGTTGACGTCACCCACTGGCACAGACATTCTGTCTTGAAGACATCCGGAGGATCATCGGCATAGGATTCCCTGAGATTCGATAGTTCGATCTGGTACCCAAGTGACGGATTCGCCTGACACCATGCCTCTTCATCGCCCGGATCCGCATCAGGAGGAGCCGACCATTCGAACAGGCCGAGCGCTCCGACGTCTTTTGCAGTTTCGTCAGGTATAAGCTCGCTGTCTCCCAGCGCCTTTACGATGCCGTCGGGATCTCCAAGCCTCGCGTGGCCTTTGATCCGGAAGTGCCTGAGCACTACCGACGTGCCGTCTCCGGCATTGCTCATGCACAGCGTCAAAGCATTCTTCACTGCCATTCCGGTCTTTGATAAAGCGGCCCACGCCTCCCAGGTCTGATGTTCTCTCAGCTCGTCCAGAAGGACAAGATTTGATGTCTTGCCACGGCCCGCTTTCCTGTTCGAAGCTTTGACTCTGTACTCTCGATTACCGATCAGCTGCAATCGCTTGTTGCCGTTCGTATACCAGACATGCTTTATCGCCCTCGAGAGACGCTCATCCTCCTGAGCCATCTCTACAGCCTTTTGCCATGTGTCCTCGGCGTTCGAAATATCCTGTGAGGTCCCGAGGACAAGACCCACTTCAAGTACATACAGGAAATACAGGGCAATTATGCAGCCCAGTGTTGTTTTTCCGTTCTGCCTTGCTACCAGCAGGATGATGATCCGGAAACGAAATCTCCATCCATCCTCATCGTCATCAACCACCTCGAAGGCGTGGATCAGGAACCATTTCTCCCAGGGGAATAGAGGCACGTGGAGATAGTCTTCCGAAAAATCTATGATTTCATAGCCGAGCGAAGTATCCGGCGTAAGTTCTCTTAACGGCGGAGTATATATTCTCGGCTCTTCTCTTCCCTTAAGACTCATCTGATGCCGTCTTCTTCCACTTGCTATTTCCTATAATGCCGGCATCCTCTTCATCCTTCCCCGGAATAACATCGTCCGGTACGATGTGCAGGATCTGGCAGTACTTGAGGAACGTGCTCGGTGTCACGTTGTCAAATCTCTTATCGATAATAGGCCAGTCAGGATCATCAAGAACGCCGGCAAGCTTCATCGCCGCTTCAATGGCTGCACCATGCTTCTTTCTGTCTATCAGACCCGCTTTTATGGCCTTATTTACGCTTGTTTTAAGCCTCGATGTGACGCTCATAACATTTTTACCGCGCGCGTGCGCGCCCGCGACCCCCTCTTTACCTCGGGGAGATAAACCAT